AATGCACACTTTGTAGGAGATGCACTATCAGCTCGTGGTATTACAGTATCAGGTGCACATGGAATTTATGTAGCAGAATCACTTTTAAAATAAAACAATGACAAAAAGAATAAAAACATCAGACGGTAGTATAGTATACTATATGGACGGAAAAATGCATAACTGGGATGGTCCTGCATATATTCCTCAAGGTAATAAACGTGCAGCAGAATATTGGTTATTTGGTTTTCAATATACCAAAGAGCAATGGGAAGATAGAAAAAAAGATGGCAATGGTCAACCATTCCATAAAACAGCAGCTGGTAAATCAGCAGGTGCTAGAGTTTAGGCAAAATAAAGTTCATACATTTAAGCATGGAAGAGAGAAGAGGTAGACCTAAAGAGACACAACCAGTTGATCAACCTCGTAAATTCAGTAGAGTTTATGAGAATGACGATGCTATTGAAACATGGAAATATGATTTGGATAAATTTGATAAAGGACCAATTGAGGTAGATATCAAATATAAACCAGGTGCTGAAAAACGTTTGAAGCAACAAGTTAAAGAAGCTATACAGCAGAAAAAAGTAACACGTCAAATGAAAAAAATAAATAATAGAAATAAATGAGAATAGGATTAGCAGGAACAATGAGTGTAGGTAAAACTACATTAGCTAAAGCGTTAGGTGAAACTGATCAATTTAAAGATCATGTTGTACAAACTGAGCGTAGTAGATATCTTAGTGGGCTAGGTATTCCATTAAATACAGATTCGACATTACCAGGTCAATTTATATTTTTAGCAGAACGTGCTAGTGAATTATTACAACCTAAAATCATTACAGATCGTACAGTGTGGGATGTATGTTCATTTACTTTATCATCAAAAACTATAAAAGATTGGGAAAAACGTTCATTTGTTGAATCAGCTATGAATCTTCGTGGTTATTATGATTTAGTTATTTATGTATCACCTAATGGTGTTGAAATGGAAGATAATGGTGTGCGTGAAACTGATTTAGAATATCGAAGAAAAATAGATGTAGCTATACAATTATCATTAGATGAATTTAAACCTAATAAATTAATTAAGGTTGAAGGTACAACTGAAGAACGTATCGCTGCAATTTTGCAAAGTCTTTAATATTTATACATATAAAATTATGAATAACGATACCATGAAAAAATCTGAACTGCAAGATATTATCCGTGAAGCATTACTTGAAGTAATTGAAGAAGGTCCTGCTGAGGATAAACAAGCACAAAATGCAGCATTAGCTGCCGAAAGAGCTAAAATAGCAGCACTTAATAAGAAAAAACAAGAATTAACTGCTCAACAAGTAGCCCCAGTAGATAAACCAGGAAAGGATGCTGAAGTAAATGCTGTTAATAAAAATATACAAGCAGCACAAATGAAACTTACCAAACTATCAAAACCAGGTATGTCTTCAACTGAACTAGATGAAATGGCAAACGTTGGTGTTCGTTACCAATTAGCAGATGATGTTACTGATGCACAAATTGCAGGATTTTCTGGTAAAAAAGCTAAAATTTTAGCAGCAATTCAAGCAGCAGGATCAGCAGTATCAAAAATGAACGTAGCTGGTGAAATGGGTTATGATAAGCAAAATCCAATCAATAAAGATTTTATGGAATTAGTTGATGCAGGTGTTATTGTTTCTTCATCAGATCAAGCAGCACCAAGATTAACAAATCCAAGACCAGCAGCTACACCTTCTGCAACACCAACAGGCGATGAAGAATTATATTACAATCCAAGAGGTAGAAGAGCAGGAGCTGGTAGTATGTTTACTTCCCGTGAATTAGATTCATTAGGAATTTCAGGTCAAGAAGAAATATCAGATGATGAAGTAGAAGCAGCATTCGCCGCAGCAAAAGCATCAGGAGAAGAACCAGAACCTGAAATGACAGGTGGTAGCAGATCAAAATCATCAGTTACTATTTCAGATGAAGATTATCAAGATTGGATGGAATATTCAAAATTATCTGATCGTTTAAAAAGTGTTAAATCTAATCTATTAAAAACTAAAAGATATAGAAGTACACCTGGTGATATTAATGATGTAGGAAGTACAGCTAGAGAAATTAAAGGTTTAACAGATTTAAAAGCAAGTTTAGAACAAAGAATTGATGCTTTAGTTGCTAAATCAGAATATTTACAAAAAGATATTGCTAAAAAAGCAGGTAAAGAATATATTCCTACTCCACCAATCGAAAATCCACTTGAGGATGAAGATGAAATGGATGATTTGAATGAAGATATTAAACACAGAATGCAGTATTATGCCGGTATCAAAAAATAAAAATATGATGTTATTAATTAAGAAATGGTTACCAAAAATTGTTATAGTAGTAGCTATTATAGCAATATGTAGTGTATTGTTTGAAAAATGTAGTAGTAATGCTAATCATAAAGCATTTTTAGTTGAAATGGATAGTTTACATAAAGTAAATGATTCATTATTTGCTGAAATTAAAAAAGATGATGCAGTTATTGACTCATTAAATTATGTTAGTGAAGAATTAACATATAAGGTAGAACACCAAAAAGCAAAAGTAATTAGGATTGTTGAAACTGTTGAAGTAGAAAAAAGTAAAGTTGATACTTTTACAGAACATGAATTAATTAGTTCATTCAATACTCGTTATCCTAAAGATACAATAACTAATCCATTACCTTTAGCACAACCAGTATTAGTTGCTGCTGCTAAAGATTTAGTAGAATTAGATGGTGCTAAACAAATTATCGTATTAAAAGATAGTACTATCACTACATTAGAAGCAAAGGTAACTGTTAAAGATAATATTATTACTGGGTTTGAAAATAAAGAAAGTAAATATAAGTTGATTTTAACAAATAAAGATAAGGAAATTGCAGGTTGGGAAGATCAATATAATCAAATTGATTTGCAATTAAAGAAATTAAAAGCAAAATCTAAATTCCAACGTATAGGAAGCTATATAGTAATTGGAGGTTTAGGTTACTTGATGTTAGTTAAATAATGCCCCTCCTATAATAGTATTGTAGGACCGACCCCAACGCAAGTTGGGGTTTCTTTTATATATTTATATACAACAATCAGTATATGAGCGATCAAAACATAAAAGACATAATTAAACAGGAATACATCAAATGTGCTTCTGATCCTGTCCATTTCTTTAGAAAATATTGTTTTATTACCCACCCAATTAAAGGTAGAATTTTATTCCATTTATATCCTTTTCAGGAAAATGTATTAAAATCATTTCGAGCAAACGATTATAATATTATAAATAAATCTCGTCAGTTAGGTATTTCTACCTTGTGTGCTGGTTATGCTTTATGGTTAATGTTATTTCATAAAGATAAAGCAATATTATGTATTGCAACTAAGCAATTAACAGCACAAAACATGGTTGAGAAGGTTCAATTCATGTACAATAACTTACCTTCATGGTTAAAGGGCTCTAAACCAGTAGCATCAAACCAAACATCATTAAAACTATCAAATGGTTCGTTTATTAAAGCGACCTCTGCTTCTAGTGATGCTGGTCGTTCATTTGCAGTATCTTGGTTGATTATGGATGAGGCTGCGTTTATTGAGGGTATTGATAAAATATATACCGCAATCAAACCTACAATCTCAACAGGTGGTGGTTGCGTAGCATTATCTTCACCAAATGGTGTAGGTAACTGGTTCCACAAAACCTGGGTTGAAGCCGAATTAAGTAAAAATAGTTTTGTTCCTATCCAATTAAAATGGGATGTTCATCCTGATAGAGATAGTGCTTGGGTTAAGAATGAAAAAGAAAATATGACTGCAAGAGATTTTGCGCAGGAATATGATTGTGACTTCTTAGGCTCAGGTGCAACAGTAATTGACCCAGAAACATTAGAATATTATGAAGGATTTATAATGGATCCTGTTGAACGTCGTTTTATGGGAGGTGATTTTTGGATTTGGCAATACCCTGATTACAATAAGAATTATATTGTATCAGCCGACGTTGCCCGTGGAGATGGAAGTGACTATTCTGCATTCCAAGTTATTGATTTAGAAGCATGCCAGCAAGTAGCTGAGTTTAAATCTCAGATAGGCACACGTGAATATGGAAATATGTTGGTATCGGTAGCTACTGAATATAATAATGCGCTTTTAGTAGTGGAAAATGCTAATATCGGTTGGGATGTCGTAAATACTATTATAGACCGCGAGTACGCAAATTTATACTATTCACCTCGCTCATATGGTGAATTAAGTGCTGACAAATATCTATCAAAATTAGACTCAGGACAAACAGTTCCTGGATTTACTACATCAGCAAAGACAAGACCACTTGTTATCTCAAAAATGGAGTCGTACCTTCGAGATAAGTCATTTACCTTTCATTCAAAACGCTTAATTGAAGAATTAAGAGTGTTTATTTGGATGCATGGTAAGGGGCAAGCACAGAATGGATATAATGATGACTTAGTATTATCATTATCAATGGGCTTATTCATTAGAGATACAGCATCCAGATTTGCGCAAATAGGTCGTGATCTAGCAACTGCAAGTTTATTAAACTTTAGGAAAACTGGAGATCAGCAGTATGGAGGTGGGCAATGGATATCTGGAGGTAATCCATACAAAATAGATGATGCCCACGGAAATGCAGAAGATATACGATGGTTATTGGGTTAGAATATTTATTGTTATACATACTAAAATAAAAAAATGGCTAATACAGATTTATTTTCAAGGCTGCGAAGATTGTTTTCAACTGACGTTATCGTAAGAAACGTTGGTGGAAGTCAATTAAAAGTAGTGGACACAGACCGTGTTCAAGCCTATGGAAGTGCACAAACTAATAGCTTGGTAGATCGTTTTACACGTCTACACAGAACTAGCATGTCTGCTATGTTCAATCCTGCTATTAACTATCAGACATTAAGAACACAATTATATAATGATTACGAAGCAATGGATTCAGAATCAATTATTGCTTCTGCTCTTGACATTGTTGCTGATGAAACTACATTAAAGAACGAAGCTGGAGAAGTATTACAAATTCGTTCTTCAGATGAAAAAGTACAAAGAGTACTTTACAATTTATTCTACGATATTTTAAACATAGAATTTAATCTTTGGCCTTGGACACGTCAGATGTGTAAGTACGGAGATTTTTATTTATTCCTAGAAATTAATAGTGAGGTAGGTGTATACAATGTTATGCCTTTATCTTCATATGAATTAGCTAGAAGAGAAGGTTTAAATCCTGAAAACCCATTTGAGGTTTATTACGAATACGATCCAAACGCATTAGCATCTACTATCCATATGGATAAGAGTAATATGAAAAAGCGTTTTGAAAACTACGAGATTGCTCACTTCAGATTATATGCTGATGCTAATTATTTACCTTATGGACGTTCATTTATTGAACCAGCTCGTAAGGTTTATAAGCAATATACATTAATGAAAGATGCGATGTTAATTCATCGTATTATGAGATCTCCAGAAAAACGTATCTTCTACGTAGACGTTGGTGGAATACCAGCACATGAAGTTGATAACTACATGGAGCGTATCACCAATAAAATGAAGAAGACTCCATTTATGGATGCTCAAACAGGTGAATACAACTTACGTTTTAATATCCAAAACTCATTAGAAGACTTTATCATTCCTGTTAGAGGTGCAAACCAAAATACCAAAATTGATACCTTAAAAGGTTTAGAATATAATGGTATTGAGGATGTAAACTTCTTACGTGATGAAATGTTAGCTGCCCTTAAGGTACCTAAAGCATTCTTTGGATTTGAAAAAGACTTAACTGGTAAAGCAACATTAGCAGCTGAAGATATTAGATTTGCTCGTACAATTGAACGTATACAAAAGGTACTTGTATCTGAGTTATACAAAATTGCATTAGTACACTTATACACACAAGGATTTGATGGTGATTCATTAACAAGCTTTGAATTATCTTTAACCCCACCATCTATTATTTACCAACAAGAACAAATCGCATTGTGGAA